TTTATTTAACAGTTTTAAAAACTTTTCTCCAGTAAAAACGACACTGTCAATACCTGCTAAAAATAGTTGTTCCATTGTATAGATACCTTTATCATCAAGTTTTAATTCCAAATCATTGTATTTTATAGATTCAGGAATTCCTATAATTTCTTCAAGGCTTGGATTAATTCCACTAGGATACTTTAAAATCTCTTTTGTATAGTCAACTATATGAGTTCTTCCTATTCTCTTTTCTAAATTCAAAACATAAGTTGCTGGCTGTTCCATTACTGTTACATCATAATTATTAACTTTAATTATTTTCTTTTCCATTTATTACCTCCAAAAATAGAGTAGTATTATACTACTCTATTAAGCTAATTTTAAATTTATACATTGTATTTCCCATTCAAAAGCTTTTGCATCTGTTCCTATTTCTAAGTTGGGTATTTTCTTAAAAAAACCTTTTGCTGAGAAAGCTCCCATTGTTCCATCTAAACTTTTATTAACAAAAGTTACTGGGAAAGTCCCTTTTTCTCCCTCTGTTAATGCTATTTGTTTAAAGCTTAAATTCAATGGTGAATTTTGCAATACCTTAAACTTTATAACTGCATCATAATCATTGTGTTGATTTATGCTTCTTGCTCCATCAATACCCTTTGTTAAACTTTTAAAATCACTATCATATTCAATAGTAATTTTTGCATCTTCTGCATAATCTTCAACTCTTGTTTTACCTATAATTAATTCATAATTTTTACTATTGTAATTATATGTGTTTGCCATTTAGCACCTCCTAAACTTCAAAGAATAAATCTGCTGATAATTCTCTAATACCATAAGCATAGTAAACTGTGATTTTTACACCTGTTAATTTACCATTTAAAATATCATTCTTTGGTATTTCTTCAAGTGGTACTATATCAACAACTGTCTTATCTTCAACTAATGCTTTCATTCTTACAAATTGATTACATCTATCTAAAATTATATTTTTTAATGGACCTATATTTGCAAATGTAGGTTTTGGAGTAGCTTTTAAATATAATGTAATGTCTTCTTCAAGTCTAAATTGTAAAGCCTTTACACAATGGATAAAATCTATTGGGTCGCCTGTTACTGTAACTCCATTTGCAAGTCCTAATTGTCCTTTCATTCTTGCTACATAGTTAGATTTATTTTTGTCTAACACTCCTTGCTCTGCTCCAGTCAGACCACTTTCAACTGCTCCATTTATAAGTTTATTTGCAACTAATACAGAACCTGCAAACTTTGAAATTGCATATCCTGCAACTGCTGCAGCTGTAAGTTCTTCATTTTTATTAAAAAATAATGCTGTTGTGTCCTCTGCTATTGCTTTTATCTTAGATTCAGAATTCATTATGTCCTCGTCTTTTTTTACTTCAGCAAATAGCATTTTTTGTCTTGCTCCAATTTCTTTAGAAATTAAAGCTATTTTTTCTAAGTCTGTTTCATCTGTAACAGTACCGAACCAATCATTTTTTACACTATCAAATAAGTCTTTATAATTGTTTCCAGTTACTGCTTTACCAAATACTAAGACTTGTTTTGCTCCACCATTAAAAGCTGCTTGTAATATCTTATAAACATCATCACCTTCTGCAACTCCTGTTACATCTTTTATGCTTGTAATTAATTGCTCTGTTATAGCTTTCTTAGTACTAAATACACCAATTACATTTACTGTTGCTTGGTCAACTGGACTTGGCTTGTGAGTATTTAAAAATACTATTTTCTTTTCAGCACCTAATATTATTGCCATTAATTGCCTCCTTTTATTTCAAAATCTACATCTTTTATAATTTCTATTTCTGTTGTTAATTCATTAGAAGTTCTTACAACTACATCAAACACATATCTTTCTAATAAATCACTTGCTGTATAATCTGTAATGTCTTTTAACTCTCCAACTTCTTCAATAACAAACTTTAATCCATTAAGTTTTATCCACCAATTTATAGCTTCTATATTAGTGAAATAATCCCTAATTACTGCTACATCTGTAAAACTATCTTTTTTACTTAGAGTAAATGAAAAACTTATTATATGCTTATTTATATTTGTTTGCTTAAATACTCCATATTTTTGAGTATCTTTTCTTTGACTTGTATATCTGTGAATTACATTATTAGAAATGGTCCTTGCTATAACTCTTGGTAATTTAAGTTGCCCATTTACTTTGCTTAAATGCTCAAATGGTATAACTTGAAATTTATTATTTAATTCTTTTATTTTATCCAGGAACAATATTTCTAAATCTATGTTATTCATCTTTCATCATCTCCAACACAAACTCATTAAAATCTGCATATAATCTTGGTAGAATTTCAACTACTCTATAATTGATATTTTCAACTGTTATAATATCTCCTAGTTTTAATCCATAGCTTTTAAGTATCTTTCCGTTAAGCTGATTTAAAACTTTAATTACTGAATTAGAATCTGCTGTTGCTACTTTTAGAGTTTTCTTATAAATGACCATATCCCAATGATAAACTTCTTCTGGTCCATCTGGCTTGTGCATATCATATTCTGATTTTCTAGTTACTTGATACTTTCTTAACTCATTTTTTGCAAACTGTGATAACTTAAATTTCATTTTAAATCTCCTTAACTATGTACTCTAAACTATTAACCATTGTCCTAGTGTCAATTAAAGGTTTTGTTGTACTTCCTTTTCTTTCTTTTGCTTTTATTGTGCTTTCTGCAAGGTCTGCCCAACTTCCTTGCTCTATACTTTTCTTTATGTATTGAACTATCTGTTTTCCTATATCCTCAAAACATTGCCTAGCTTGCATTTTACCTTGTGCAACTTGATTAGCATTAAAAATAAATCTATTCATAATTCTTTGCATATTAGCATCTATTGCTGTTCTCCAAAATGGTCTTGCAGGATAATGAACATTAAAACCCTCACTCCCGTACTCTAGCCACATTGCTATCAACTCAACTTTTTGCCCGTTAGCTTCTACATTATCTTCATTGAACTGTACAACTAACTTCCATTGAGCTAACAGATTTAATTGTTTTTCTATATCTGCAAACTTCTTTAAACTACTTGTAGAAAATTGAACTTTAACTCCAATCATATGTCTTCCTTACATATTTATAAAGAATAGATTTAGCTTGTGAACTTGCAAATATAGTTGCTCCTATCTGATTATTTCTATTATTGTTATAACTTATAGACATATCCCCTATTGATTTACTAGCAATTCCTTTTTCAATATCACTTGTATTATCATCTTCCAAGTCTTTAACTATTGAATATGCTTCCAGTATCTGTGCTTTTTTAATTTCATCAGGTACTTTTGCTTCATTAATTCTAGGGAATATTAATTCTTGTTTATCAGATTTTCCACTATCTCTAATCATTAAACTTTCAATTTTATCTAATGCTTTATATAAACCTTTTGATAATTCTTGTTCAGATACTTCCTCATACCTATTTTTTATAAATTCTTTTGCTTCATCTAAACTAACATAACCTATTATCATTTAGCCCCCTTTAAAGCAAGGGGAGAGCTTTTAACTCTCCGTTATGCTTGTGATATTTCTAATTCACATAGTAATTTTGTTTTACCTGTTTCTGTTTCTATAACATCACATCCAAATAATTGTAATCCTTTTACATACTCTCCAAATGATTTTTCAAATTCTCCAGCTTTTATTTCATTTAATTGCATTGCAAGAGTTAAACCTTTACTTACTCCTGCCATACAGTGATATTTTTTACCAGTTAATTGAACATTATTAGATTTATAAATTGTAAATCCTCCCCAATTTCCAACAAAGTAACTTTGATTTATTCCAAGTGTATTTTCTCCTGTTGAAACAGTTGGAGTTTCTTTAATTAATTGCCCATAAACTTCTGGTGATACAACTAACCATCTATTAGCAGTAGGTACATTGTCTTTATCCATTTGCACTGCTAAATCTGTAATTAAATCTGTAATTTTGTTAGTTCCTATAACTCCTGCAACTTTGTTCTTACATTTTGAGTACAACTTAGCAAGTTCTGTATCAACAACATCAGCCATTTCATATATAGCTTGTTCTGTTAATCCTTCCATTACTCCTGGTATAGCTTGTGCCTTGTCTACATCATCCATTTTTAAAGCAAAGTATTTAGCTTTATTAATAGTGATAGTTTGATATGCTCCTGTATCTTCTTGGAATGTTATATCTGCTCCTGTATAATCTCCAACAGTTACTGAGCCAATACTTGGTACTCTTACAGAGCTTCCAAAGTTTTCAATTTTTCCCTCATAATTTCTATTTGCTAATGCTCCAAATACTAATTCTTTATTTAAGTTTCTGTTTGTTAATTCAGTCCATACTTCTGGTTTAAAATTGTTATATGACATATAGCCTCCTATTCTTCTCTTAATATTTCTTTTAATTGTTCATCTGTTAATTTTGATTTTTCTACATCTGACATTTTGATAAAGTCTTCATATTTAACTTTTGAATTACCATCATTAGTTGGTAATGATGGTGGTGTAGTGCTTCCTTTATCATTAAATAAATCTGGATAAGTTGTTTTAAAATTAGCAACTTGTTCATCAAAACCTGTAATCTTTCCATCTTTAATATCTAATTTAGAAAAGTCTACTGCATTTACAAGCATTGAACTATACTTAGGTGCTATTGCTCCTAGCCCAAAACTTACTGCTGTTTTAATAGCTTCTTTTTTATAATCATCAAAACTATTTTTAAATACTATTTCTTTTCCTAAATCATCAGAAGTTACCTTATCTCCTAATTTTGATTTTAAAAATTTAATAGCACTTTCATTATAAATTTTGTCTGATAAGCTTTGATTTTTACTTATAAAGTTAGTTACTGCCTCTGCTGTGATTGGCTTGTCTACTTCCTTTACTGTTTCAATCATAAACTTGTTATCAGTTAGCCATTTTTTACCCTCATTACTTCCTAACATTTTCTTTTCTTCATCTGTTAATATTAAAACTCCGTCTTTTAATTCCATTTTTTTCTCCTCTCATGCAATTTCTCACACAAAATTAATTTAATCTAATTGGTTCAGCCCAACACCTACAATTAAAATCTTCTCCTGGTAATTCGTCGTTGATACTAAATACTAAGCCCTCTCGTTCAGCGTGTGATTCTCTTACTCTGTCATCTTTCATAGTATGCCAAACAAAATGTTCAATACCATTTTCAATCATCAAGTCTTTACATTCTTGAGCATATAAATTACCTGTTTCATTTCTTGCAAGATTTTCATTTCTGTTATTGAGCCATTTTTGAAGTTTATCAACATCAGCATTTGTATATGTTCCATTCTCTATACTCTTAACAATATCTTTAATCTCTTGACTGGCTCTATTGTTTGCTATATCTTGCTTCAAAGTATTTAATGTAGACTTTGGTACTTCTCCATTTTTTAATACATCTAAATTTCTATTATAATTTTTAATTGTATCTACTATTCTTTGTTGTCTTATATCCATTAATTTATCTGCTGTAACTGATGTATTATTGAATAAATCATAATTTTTCTTTATCCAATACTTAGCGCCAGTTAGATCCGTTCTCTTTAGTTCTTCATCTGTTAGAGTTCTCCAACTTTCAAAGGTAGATAAATTCACTTCAATAGCAACTTTTGTTAATTCTTTTATAATGTTTCTTTTCTCATCATCTGTTAATTCAAAGAGTGGCAGTTGTCCATTATTTATAGCTTTTTTCGCTCTACCTACTCTCTTTTTTGTGTAAAATTCAAATATAAGTCTTAATTTATTCTCTTGTGCAAGTGGGAACATATGCTATTCCTCCTTAACTTCAATTCCTAAATCTTTCATAATATCTTTTGAAAGTTCTTCAAGTTTAACTTGTAATTGTTCTTCTCTTGTTATTTCAGCAAGTGTATTCATTATGTTAATTAGCTTTTCTTGATATGCTATATTAGTTTTTATTAATTCAATTTCTTTATCTGCATTCTTTCCTAAGATACCTAAAAACTTAATAGCAGTTTCTAAACTCATTACATTATTTTGAATACCTTGAACTACAATAACCATTTTTTCTGTTAATGATAAACTTAAAATGTCTTGTGCTTCTATTTGTAAATCTATTTCTTTTCCTTTTAACTTCTTATATCCCCATAGAATGATGTTTTTTATTCCTGTGATACATTTACTTCTCTTACTTTCTACTGTTGCAATAGTTCTTTCCAAACTTCTTCTTTTAGCTTCTCCACTTGATATACTTCCTCCTAAATCAATTCCAAAAGCTAAATCATTTACTCCTAATTGTTTATAAGCATCATTTTGCAAATTCTCTCTTTGTAATTTCCATTCTTGTGTCTTAGTTTCAAGTTGAACTTGTTTAACTTCTTTATCATCTTTTGATAAAGTTATAACTCTATTGTCTAATCTAACTGTGCTTTTACCAGTAGCATCAACTTCTATTAAACTATCTGGCACTTGCAATAATGGATTAGCAACTTTTTGAAATGCTTGAGATGTTAAAGTATCTCCAATTACTAACTCCCTTACATTACCAACTAAGTCATCATTATAGTCACTTGTACCAAATATATTTTCTATCTCAACTATTGCCCAACCTTGAGCTTGATTATCCTTATAACCTAAACCATCTGCAATCATTCCATTTTTTGTTAAATCAAAAGGATAAGGTGCTTCGCTTATAGATTTATCATTTATTTTGTATGCTCTATATTCAATGCTATCTAGTTCATAGATTTCACATATAAGAGTATTTTTATTTTTATCATCTGCTGATAAGTTATAAATTACATATCCATCAATTAACTTTGGATTATATTCATTTCTAATTGGGAAATAGTCTTTTGGTGTTACTGGATA